AGTGTTGTGTAATAAAATTTGATGGCCGGTTCTTGTGCGCAAACGAATAAGTTCATTGTGTGGCAAGTCTGGTTGGCCGTCTGTCTCGCCATCTTCTAGATTAGCATACTCTGGCGGTCCTTCTGTTGCTGTGGTTTTACGCAACCATTTGTCATCGCCATCGTCCATGACAAATGTAGAACCGCCTAGTCGACTAACAAATGCGTTGGGAATTTTCCACTCTGATTTACCAATAGGAGCTTGCTTGGCACCTGGGCGTCTGTCAACTGGGCCTGGCGTACTAATACCAAACACCATACTAGGAATTTCTCTACGAGCACTGCTTGTGGTAATTCCTCTACTGTCATCAAATTGTAAACCTTGTTCAATGAACACATCAGCTAACGGATGAGTTGGCTTGTAAGCATTTGTAGGGTTTACACTAATTTGTCCGATGTCTTCACCAGATTTGTCTGCTTTTTTGTTGTACTCTGCAACAGGAACTCTTCCAAGATTTCCTGCATTATCTGCTTCAGGATCTTCAACTACTTTTTGTGTTGCGGCAATACCTGGCACCATAAAGTTTGCGGCTTCGTCCATAACACAACCAATCCAGTAGCCATCTTTGGGATTAGAATCTACAAATATAACAATAACCCTGGTACCTACATCAGGCGGTATCATCCACATACCATAACTTTTTTGTGTTTCATTATAATCGTCGGGACTTACACCAACGGCGCTTTCTGGAGTTACTCCGTAAAAAGGGCTCATATATTTTACACGATGTAATGAGCTTTCTGAAGGTGTGTTACCAGACCCTGTTCTTAATAATTCAACTTGTAGTTGACCCATATAAGTTTTGTCAAGATGACTTACTACCCTAGCAAGATACGGGCCGGGCGACGATAGCGCAGGTGCTGATGAAATTTGATTAGTATCGCTCATGAGTCATATCCTGGGTCTGAGTCATTTGGTGGTTCTTCTGTACGTTTTGTATTGAATAATTTGTCAGGTGGATCATCAAATAATTTTTCTTGTTGCGGTCTTCTAAAACCTGTTAATACTTGTTTAAATGTTCCGCCAGAAAATTTACTAGCAACAGAATTAACACAATACAATCCGCTATAAGCTAATACAGGAGCCGATTTACTGCCAGCACCCATAGCATACAGGCCGGTGGTTTGATTAATGTCTATAGGAGATCTAAAACTAATCATAATATCCACTTCACCATTTTGATGATTCATAGAGCCATCGCTATTAAGATTTTTATATTCTGTTTCTTGTGCAGTAAAGTTACCTGTTCCGCTTTGTTGAATAAAATAAGGATCGCCTATAATTTCTAAATTTAAATCATACAAATCTGTGCTTGTGGTTAATGCATCTTGGAATAATTTAGCGGCACGTTGCCCTTGAGATTCTTGTCCGCCGCCACCAACTTTGTCAGAACTGGTTGTAGTTCCTGTATATTTTACAATAGTGGGCATTGCACCTGGTTGTTTTGATGGTTTATTTCCATCAGGTAATGGACTCACGTTAGAATCCGGTTCGTCTACCGATGCTGTTGCGCCGCCTTGAACTTTATCCGCAGTTCGTTGTAAAGAATCTGCACCCATAATAACAGAAAATCCATTATTAATAGTAATATCAAATCGTAAAACGTCAACATTCTTTCCAGTAAAGATGTAATTGTATTCTTTAACTGCTTGTTTTTTTAAATTATCATAACCGGGAGCTTTTACGTTTGGCGGGGTCATTCTACTTGCATGAACACTATATGGCACAACACGATAAACAATTAACTTTGGTTTTGTGCCTGTACTTTCCATATTTTCGCTAGAAGAAATATTATATACCTGGCAATCAATTCTCCACCAACCTCGATAACCTTCGTCGCTTAAATTTGCAGGATCTAATGCTTCTTTAGCAAAATCACTTAACAACAATATTTGATTAATAGCGGCTGGTATGCTAGTGTCTTGAGTGAAACGCATTTCACTTTCTTTAATATCAATGCCTGCTTTATTTCTGTTGAAACGACCAGTTTTATCATAAAGCACATTATCTTTACCTGTCGTAGGATCACCTCTGCGATCTTCGTCAAATCCTAAACTTGCTCTACCAAGAGCATTGCAAGCGTCTGATTGCTGAATAAGAGTTTGATTAAGTGTACTTCTAGAAACGCCAAGCGATCCAAATAAATCATTTAACTTGTCTGCTGACACGCTTGATGAAATAGTAGCACTAGATTCTTCTTCGTTATTAGTTGAACCGCTAGCAGGTGTTGCCTGTGAAGAAGGATCAACAGGAAATAATATTAAGTATTCGTCTGGAATTTTAATAGTACCTTGTGTTACTAGCTCTTGGGATCTACGATTCAATGCGGCTTGTAAACTATTAGATCCTGTTTGTAAAATCTCTTGTACCGTTGTTCCACTTGTTGCAACATCTTTCTTAAACAAAGCGTTAACATCTAATGTTGCCGCTTGGTTGTACGGCATTGCTTCGCAAGTGTATACACTGCCAGCCTCTGTAACTTTCATACTAAGATTTGTAAATGCAAAAGGAATACGACGACTACAACCTTTAATGATATCCATCTGGCCGTTTTCTTTGTTGCCTCTAAAATCTATAGTTAAAATAAATGGTGCTTCTCTCCAATTATCGTGTCCTAATTTTTGTGCAATTGTCTGACAAGCAAAAATAAACATTCCCATACTGTATGGTTCTGTTATAGTAAAAGACATGTTAGTAACGTTTGTATTTCCTAATCCAGGTAAAAATCCAATTAAACTTTTCATTTCTAAATTGTCTATATAGAAATCAAACTTACCATAGATTGTTTCTACTCGATTAGAAGGATCTATGTTAGCGTTTTTAGCAATCAGTGGAAATTTCTTACCTGCTTGATATGTAGTGTCTGGATGATTAAGTTCGTAATCTGTAAGACAACCAATGCCTAGTACGTAATCGTAACTGGCATAGTTAAACAATGGATTTTTTAAAGGTAATTTAAGACCGGTTGTCTTAAAAGGTGCAGTAAGGGATCCAAGTAACCCAGTAATGCTGTCACCTATTGATCCAAGCCCCAGCGCACCAAGTGCCGCTACTGGACCTTTAGAAATAAATGATACTGCTGACTTTGCGGCGTTAACCGCAGTAGTTGCAGAATTTATTGCACCACTAATATCAAAACTCATATTATAATCCTAATACTGATTTTAAACCGCTACTCTTTGGAATATAAATTTTTGTTCCTGGTACAAAATCTAAAATAGGATCTCGTAGTATATCTAAATTACGCTGAATAAAAACCCACCATAGTCCAGGCTCGCCATATAAGTCGTAGGCAAGTAAATCTGGACGGTACATATATTGCGATTGAATTGAATACAAAAAGTCGTCTGGCTCTGAACTGACGGGTCGAATAGCCAGTGTATCTAAATAGTTGTTACGTGTTTGCGTTGTAAAGTAAGGACTTGTATTCGAATATGTTGCCATGTTAGACCCATCCAAAAGAATTATTAAGGTAGCCGCCAGCAACAAATCTATCTAAACTAAAGTTACGTACAGAATTTCTACTGTAGATCGGTTGTAGTTTAATTACGAATTCACTTTTAGTTGGAACATGACTAACTCCACCACTAGTTGTTCCACCGATACCAAATGTTCCTAGTAAGCCTGCTACTTGGCCAACGCCGCCTGCAATGTTACTTACCGCATCTGTAATACCAGTTAGCCCAGGAATGGAACCGCCTAATGCTCCGCCAACTGCGCCAGCAAGGCCACCAATTCCTTCTGCTACTCCTTCAACTGCTCCAGCGGCACTGCCAACAACATTTACTCCAATGTAATCACAATCTTTATTTAAAGTTGTTGAAAAACTTGTAACTACGCAAGGAACATTTTTAAAAACATAATTGCCATAGCCATTTAAGAAAATAATCGGTGGAGGGTTGCCTGCCTTAGGATCATTTCCTGTGAACATTTTGGTAAGACTACGTAAATAATGCACGGCAGCAATCCAGTACAATCCTTGTGTTGGATCTTCTACGTTCATCGGAGCTGTGATACTAATCTCGCCAGGATCACTATTTTGATAAGATCTAAATGTATAGTTTGAGTGCGTAGTTTGTATTGGGTTATATGTAGCTTTACTAGACATACTAATTGTTGGAGTATACGGAAAAATTAAACCACCTGCATCTTTTAATGGCGCAAGAACTGGACTTGTTCTAAAACTACTCCAGTTGGCAAGGCTAAGCCTGACACGCCAATCGTTGGAGTTTGCATCACCTCCAAAGCTAGCAACTGCGCTCATTAAATCTCCAACTGCTTCGCCTGCAGAAGGCAAGTCAATTGCTCGAAGCGCACTTAGTACATCGCCATCTTCAAAACCCTTGCTTATGGCATCACCCAGTCTACTTGCTGTGCTGATTGCGCCGCCGACTGCACCTATTGCATTTTGGGCGGCGCCTAACGTTGATACTAAGTCTAAAGCCATAAAATAGTTTTCCTTTTGATACTCTATTTATTTGACTTTAATAAGTGCGTAGTTTATAATATAACATCCGGAGAACGATTAATGACATTAATACCAAGAGCACCTAAGGTTAATTACCTAAACAACAAGGATATGTTGTTAGAAATACATAGAAGCAAGACATCATATTGCAGTTTTATCAAACCCGAATATCATCAATACGACTTAATTGTACCTAGTACTGATAAAATTAATATTCGAACTATTGCAGAAGCCAAACGTAATCAGGCCAAGCGACAAGGAGATGCTGAATATCAACGCAGAAAAGCCCTTGGCGAAAAAGTTAAACAAGCAGACTGCGAAGTCGATTACAAGAAAATAGCCAAAACTGATCTAGTGTTTAGAGTAATGTCCTACGATCATATTCCGCTGAACGGCATTAGAAAAAAGAATCCAAAAACTCTTGCAGATCACAGAGACAAAGTAAATTTTCCTCCATTTCAGCACTGGAAATTCAATGACGAGGGCGCACTAGTATGTGTTGGAAAAAGTCACTGGAAGGGTGATCTAGAAACAGGACACTTTGACAAAGATGCGGGCCAAATTACTCCAACATTAGCAAGAATGATGTTAAAATTATGTGAGAGGTATGCTACTCGCGGTAACGTTCGTGGCTACACATATAATGACGAAATGAAAGGCCAAGCTATTTTGCAATTAACACAAATTGGATTACAATTTGACGAAAGCAAATCGGACAATCCGTTTGCCTACTTTACTGCGGCTGTTACCAACAGTTTTGTTCGTGTTATTAATATTGAAAAACGTAATCAAAATATACGCGATGACATTTTAGAAATCAACGGTATGAATCCTAGTTACAGTAGAACTGGCGCTGGAGAACACGAGGCCGCACTTAAAAGACATAACGAGGATACTGCTAGTGAGTAATTTGTTTAAAAAAGTTGCCTGTTTCACAGACATCCACTTTGGATTAAAGTCAAACAGTAGCGTTCATAACAAAGACTGCGAAGACTTTGTGGACTGGTATATTGCCAAAGCTAAGGAGGAAGGATGTGATACAGGAATTTTTATGGGGGACTGGCATCATAATCGCAACAGTCTTAATATCACTACTATGGACTATAGCCTTAGGGCCTTGGAAAAGCTGGGTCAGGCGTTTGATCAATTT